AAAGCAGAACACCGATGCAGTTTGTTGTTCGGGTGACATACAGATGAAACCGCCCACTGAAGTGTCGTACTCTGACGGATCGAATCCTTCTGCGATTACACCTTTACCATAACACGTCAGACAGTCTTCACCTTCTTCATCACGCCTATCGGAGCCGCACTCAGGACATTCTTCGCCATCAAAATAGACTTCACAATCCTGAGAATGGTTGAAGAGAACTTTGTTTACGTCTACTTCGGTTCCGTCTTCGAACTCAAACGGAACATCGCCCCAAGCACAACTTTGACAACAGGGCAGGTTCCAACCAACGAACCAGCCCTCCTCAGTTAAACGTTCTTGCAACTTTCGAAAACCGTTCACGCCGCTACCCTCCCCATCACCTTGTTATCACGGAAGTAGATTCCCTTGGGAGCGATCAACTTACCGATCATCTCCCAATCCTCTGCCTTCAACTTAGAGGCATAGTTACCGTCATCACCAGCGAACTCCTTACCGAGTTCGTTGTACTCGTTGAGGTAGTTAACCGCATCGAGCACATTGTCAAATTCTTTTGCGTCAAACATGTTAGACACTTTGGGTTTCGCAACAAACATCATAATATATCTCCTTAAGCGTACCAGCTTCTGTAAAACTCATTACCTTCTTCCGCAGGACAAGCCATACGAACGTCATCAACATTGATGTACTTACCAGTGACTCGCTTCTTGAACTCACCACCGATGAATCGATCCTTGATGGGGACAACACGGTCACTCATGAAACCTTCACTACCTTCGACAGTGAAAAGCGCAATCTCTCGCAGAGTAACAGTAGCACCCTTCTTCGCAACTACCTGATAGGCATCAACGTTAGTCTGTTCATAACCCCAACTAGCGACATAGAGGTCACCCTCTTTGACATTGGCAACCGCATCTTTCCGTTCAGCGGCACGTTTCGCCTTGCGTTCTTCCTTGTAGGCAGCAGCAAGGTCAAGGTTAGCGAGGAACTCCTCACAGTACTGGATCCTTCGTGCCTCGTTAGCGAAGCGGTAGTTGAACTCAATCTTGTAACCAAGACGAGCACGGGGGGCAGGACGTTCGCACCTAGCAACCGGACGCTCTGCGTCAACGATCAACTTGTAACCACGTTCTTCAAACTTTGCAATCAAATCATTCATAATCAAGTCCTCTCATCAATTTACGTAGTAATTATATCATATGGGGCGAGGAAGGCAACACTTTTTTTCACTTTTTTTTAGATTTTTTTGTTCTTAGTGGCGCCTTTCTTATAACCTTTTCGTAGGTGTAGGGGCATCTCCATATCAGCCATTTCGTCAAATTTGTCACGGTTGTCCCAGACACCCCAGAACGTGAGACCCAATCCAAACAGGGCAATCAGTGCAGTCACGACCAAATGGGGAGGGTCACCAGCCACACAGTCTGTGGCCATGAGACACTCAGAATAGAAGTCCTCTCGACCTACCGCACCCAACGTAATCAAAAAACCCAATGCAATCCTAATCATTACGGTAACTCATCCTTATGGTAGACTCTGAAGGTATCAAAACCTTCGTACTCTTCTTGTTTCAATAAGTCCCGACCAACGTCAACAAACTCACTGAACGTGTATTTCTTATCAGTCAGAATCTTCTCATAGTACGGTGAGATACTAACCAATGCGATATAGTACTCTTTCTTCTCTCTAGGCACAATCCCACTCCACAACTTCGTAATCCTTGTAGGCACTCTTTTCAGCGAACTCTATTGCAGCCTCTTCACTTTCGAAGACTAACTCGTAGAGCATCTCATTTTCGACCTTCAAGTAGTAAACTAAATCTTTCATGACCTCCTAATCCTCTATCTCAAAACAACATTACAGGGTAATTATCGCATAGGTTGGGGCTAATGTCAAGCGTTTTTTTTAACTTTTTTCAACTTTTTTTAGGTGGATGTAGGCCCGCAGTTGATCCATGTTCAACTTGGTATCCTGAAAAAATGGAGTCAAATCAAGGTCTTCCGGAATATCCAAGGGACTCTCGCTAGTCCTTCCTAAATGGTAATACTTCTCATTTCGGAACTCCACAATATCTCCTATGTTCTTCCACTGTTCTCTACCCCGAACTCGTACCATTAAGCACCTAGAGGGTTCACTCATTGTAACATCCCACTGGTCATCTGGCAAGGTTCCCAGACAATCATCTTCGGGTTCTGAGTCCGCAGTGACCAGTCTAGTCATGAGGGGAATCGCAGTATCGATAGACCCATAGTGTTTCAAGAACTCTATGTTGTGTTTCCGACAGAGATCGTTGAACATAGGCCCCAGACAGAATCCAGACATGTTCATCCGTACAGTCTTTCTAAACGGAGGGGCGTCTTCCAATAACCAGTTCAGGACATCTACATTAGGTACAATCATCCTATCGACACCATGAGCATCAATCATCTTGTGGAATGCCACAGCCGTGATGGGATGCCAGTCGTTGCGATCCGCAAGGGTATAGGAGTAATGTTTCTCCGACACCATGAGAGAGGGCAACAGGTCAGTCAACATGGCACTCGCATGGTGCATGTTCTTGGTGTGCAGAACCACACTCTCAGGTTCGAATCCGAATATTCCGATGTTACGTTCCGAAATTTCCGCAACCTCTTTATGGGTGAACTGAATCGGTTGGGAGAATGAAGTTGAACCACTTGTACTAGAAACAAGGAAAGGTGTATATGGTTCTATTTCCCAAGGTTGGATATCTGTATCATCCCAGTTTGCGGCCATCTGACAGGTGAGTTGCATACCACCATATCGACTGAGCATGAGTTGGTGTAGTCCATCGTAGAGGGTACGTCCACTACCATCGTCAATGTAAAACCTCGCAGGCCCGTGCCTGGCGAGTTTGGTGAAGGGTAATGTCTCCTTTTTCGCAGGGGCGTCCAATAGTATAACTCGCAGACCCAACTCCGCACAGGCGATAAGTGCGGAGACGTGCCACACGTTGACGTTAAGAATACCGATAGCAACAAGGTCACCCTTCTGTGCCTTGTTACGATACAACAGTTGTTTCCAACGGTTGATCAAAGAATAGATGTGATCCGCTGTATACTTTGTATCATACAGGATATTAGGATTAATAATTTTACGTGTTATCAATTAACTTCTCCTTAATATGTTTCGCATGAATCTTACATCCTATAAACTCATTGTAGTATCGATCTGATAACAAGACATCACGATCAAATTGTTCTTTCGCTTCGTAGTACGAACACTCACCTTTGGTTTTGCAGAGACGAAGTATCTCACGGTGATATGCGTCACCGCCCTTTGTTTCCACAAGAAGTTTTAATTGTTCTGAAGAACCGTAGTAGTCTTTCCAGTCAGACTGTTTCTTGACTGTGCGCTTGCGTTTCTGGCCCTTAAGGGGAGGGAGTTTGCGAGTAGACCAGAAGAACTTCTTACCGATGTATTTCTTGCCGGTGTCTAGTTCTGTAATGCAATAGACGAACCCAACGTATTCGCTGAGTTCGTCTTCGCTTGGTTCGAATGGTAGGTTTCTATAGTTCCACATACACTTATGTATATGCGTCACTATCTCCTAAGTAGGTAACCTCTGCCTCTGTACCACACATAGGGCAATGGATTGGATCATCATCTTCGTAGTTACAAATCAGCTTCACCACCGTGTCGCAAACAACACATTCCATTTCGTAGTAAAACTGTTCTGTCATGCAGCGCAACCTCTTCCGTCTAGTCCACAGACTTCAGGTTCTTCTTCCCAACCCCAGTCTCCTTCCATACCCACTACGGAATATTCAGTGACTCGTTTTTCGAAGAAGTTGTCATGTGATGCACCGTTCAGTACCCAATCCAGCCATGGTAGTGGATTGTCCTTCTGACGGAATTTTGTTTTCATACCAAGTTGAAGCAAACGTCTGTCAGCAATGTGTCGAATGTACTTGCGTACTTCTTCTTTAGTGAGACCCTGTACTTCATTACCCTTGAACGCAAGATTGATAAACTTGTCTTCCAATTCAACTGCAGTCTTGGCCATCTCGTAAATCTTAGACTTGAGTTCGTCATTGACGATACGAGGATGTTCTTCGCAAAATGCTCGAAACAGTTTAGCATTGCCTTGAACGTGCATTGACTCATCTCGGATAGACCACTCAACGATTGTACCCATACCCTTCATCTTACCGAAACGTTGGAAGTTGAGAAGCATCACAAAGGAAGAGAACAGACTCATACCCTCGTTAAACACAGACTGTGCAAGTGCAAGGGCAAGACCCGTATGTGAGGATGTGTCACCCTCTTTCATGAATTCAACCTTGTCAGCCATCTCCTTGTACTCAAGGAATTTGTGATACTCTTCATCGGGTAGACCAAGGGTATCATTCAACAGTGCATACGCACGTTGGTGCACGGCCTCTCGACCGGCAAACGAGGACAACATGTTGCGTACCTCGTTATTCTTAAACTTAGGAATCAACAACTCATGATAGTTCTCACCCACCTGTACGTCCGACTGAGTAAACAGACGGAGTACCTGAGTGATGAACTCTTTCTCATCAGCGGTCAGTTTGGTTCGCCAGTCCTGTACGTCTTCGGACAGTTCTGCCTCATCTTCGATCCAATGAATCTCTTCGTGTTTCTTCGATAGTTCTACCGCCCAAGGGTACTTGAACGGTTTGTATGTTGTGCTAAAATCTAACAACGACAATTTATTCTCCTTAACCCTCGCAGGCTCTACATTCATTATCTTCTGAAGTGTCTAAAATGGTTTTGTTCATGAACGCAATGAGTTCATCATACCCACCAATGTAATTACCTTCGATGTAAATTTGCGGTACAGACTTGACCTTACGACCAGTCACTTCTGCAGCCGTCTTACCAAGTTCTTCCAGATCGATGTAATCGAACGGAATGCCTCGCAATGTTAACTCATCCTTCGCCAGTTGGCAATAGGGACAGTTCTTTTTACCATAGACAATACTACGGTTGTCATCCTGAAGTGCGACTCGTTCCACCTTCTCCGATACGTTCTCTGCACGAGACTTCGCTTCGGTACGTAGATAGTACAGTCCCTTCAATCCATCTCTCCATGCCCTCAAGTGTACCTTGTTGACATAAGACTTGGATGCACCAGAGGGGAAGAATAGATTTACCGATTGTCCCTGACAAATGTAAGGTTGTCTATCCGCAGCGTGAGTAACCACCCAATTCTGATCTAGTTCCTGTGCAGTCTTGAACACCGCCTTCTCACCTTCAGTGAGGAAAGGTAGATGTTGTACCGACCCCTTGTTGGTGATAATTGATGTCCAAGTAGAGTCATTGTCCATTTCCCGTTCGGTAAGTAATTGTTTCAAATGTTTGTTTTTTACCAAGAAACTTCCTGATCGGGTTCGATGCGTATACGCATTTGCCTTCATGGGTTCGATAGAGGGCGAGGTGGACAGGATAACACCACTGGACGCATTGGGGGCGATAGCAAGCAAGTGTGAGTTGCGTCTACCCGTTCCTTCTCCATCGGGATACTCTCCCCTTTCAATTGCAAGGGCTTCGGTTTCTCGTACTGCTTCTTGTTTGATATGGTTAAACACCACGGTGTTGATTTCAACTGCTGTAGAAGATTCCCAAGCCACCCCATGTTTTTGGAGGAGAGAGTGGAATCCCATTGCGCCCAAACCAATGGAACGTTCTCGCATTGCGCTATACTTAGCACGGGTGATCGTGTCCGGTGCTTCGTCGATAAAGTACTGCAAGACGTTATCGAGCATACGCACAAGATCACGGACAATAGTCGTATCTTTCCATTCATCGTAGTACTCTAGATTTAATGAGGACAGACAACAAACGGCGGTACGATCAGGGCCTGTCGGTAAATGAATTTCATTACACAGATTAGACCCATGAATCTTTAGACCCAAGTCTTTCAATTTTTGAGGTAACGCATGGTTGGCAGTATCGATAAAGTTCAGGTATGGTTCACCTGTACGGAATCGAACTTCAATAATACGTTCCCAAAGTTTACGTGCGTTAATACTTTCCTTAACCTTACCGCCCTTGGGGTCACGCAGATCAAAATCTTTATTCTCTGTCACCGCAGTCATGAACTCATCGGTGATGTTGATTGCGTTGTGGAGGTTCAATGCCTTACGTTGCACGTCCCCCGTAGGAATACGGATGTTAAGAAACTCTACAATATCTGGATGAGACACGTCCATGTACGCAGCGTAAGAACCCTTACGAGTCTTACCCTGTCGGTACGCAATCATGTCTGCGTCTACGGTGTGTAGAAACGGAATTGGGCCTGGAGCAATGTCAGACACGGTTCGCACGTCAGACCAATGACCCCCGACACCCCCGCCATAAACACTAAGCCAACGTAACTCAGAACTATGGTCAATGAGACCTTCCAAAGTATCAGGGACGTATGTAAGGAAACAAGAAATGGGCATTCCCTTTCCTTTGCCGTGTCCATTCGGTGCGTTAGATAATACTGGAGAAGCAAACATAAACCACTTATTACTAACATAGTCATAAAGACGCTGTGCGAGGTCTTCATCAAGTTCATCCTTATATCTCGACCATGCGGTTGCCGCACGTCTGTATCCCTCTTGGGGACTATTCTCATGTTCGTTGAGGTAAAAATCCTTTAACATGCCCACCGCATAGTCTGCGAGTAGGGCATCCTTGCTCTTATCAATCTTAATCATTGTTGTCCCATATTATTTGCTGTAGTCATAGAAGGGTTCTGAAGAATTGAACTCATACTCTTCTATGTAGATTTGTTTTCCGGTGTCACGAAACTTGAGAGCTAACTCAAGTATGTACTCATCCTCTTCTTCTGGTAGGATTTTCCCATTCCATAGAAAGTGAGAAGTCATCGGGGTCTCATAATTCTCCACCACGAATCTATCGGGGTGGAGGTATTTATCTGTTGTGCCCTTTCGGGCCACGTAAATTAACTTATCTTTTTCATGTTTGTCTTGAATTTCATGTATACAAGACACGTCCTCATCTCCGTCGAAGACAACGAGGATATAACCGTATTCTAAGTTTTGGGTTGACATAACTACTCCTTAAGTGGGAGTAATTATAACAGTGTTAAAGCGGGTATGTCAAGAAGGGAATTGTCGTTTTGATGAATGAGTGTTGTCATTTGTCTCTCCCAGCACAGTGTGCTTTCTGACTAAACCCTTTAGGGCTGTCACAGTCTATAGATTTCTTATACTTGTCTGACCACTCTTTTCTCTTGCGGACAGCAGGCTTCTTCCGAACAACAACGGTAGAAGAGTCATCTCCAGCGCCAGGTACGGCACTGGTTCCAGTCATTTCTTCGTAGAACTTACTGAAAGACTTCACTTCGTTATTTCTCCGGTAGTAATATATAGACTTTGTTGAGACTTCAGATGGGATGCCTGATAGATTTTTATTCCAAAAACTTCGTTGATCGGATTACCGTCAACGATTCTCACTTGATCACCTGACTCGACCACATCGGCATAGTTTGCGGTCATCGTAGGATTCTTCATCCTGTAGACGCCAGGCGACAGTTCATCGTTTCTCAACATGTACCACTTCGTTTCCTCAGCGAGCATGTCAAGACTATCGATGCCTGTTTGTTTATGGATTTTCTCTAGACCCTTGTCGTCTAGGTTTCCGTGTTCCTTGATAAGGTATAACGCAGCTGCATAGGATGCGAGGCGAGAACTTCCGCCAGGCGCCTTTGCCATGAGTTTCTTGATGTTGTAGACAAGTCTGTGGAATGCAGTGTAGTTGTCTCGCAAGGCCTCACGATTTTCCATTGTGTTGTCGTCGAAGTCCTTGCGTCTTTTACCCTTCTCATCGATGATACCTAACTTGTATGCTTCGGTGTCTTCTATTGGTGTTACAAGAAGTTTTAGAAATCGGATCGTGTAGACAACATCCGCAGCACTTTTAAGCAATCCCATATTATTGTCCTTTGATCTCTCTTAACCGTTCGACTGCGAGTCCGTCCATTTCTACTTCAGGATAACCATATTCGTCGATGGCTTTTAGAAATATCAGAAACGGTTTCAGTACTCCCCAGTGTTCTTCTTCTTGTACTTTGAACTCAAGTATCTTCAGTCCAGCGGGATAACCGAACACGTTGAAGATAACTATGAGATGGTTCAGAATCAACCTCTCACTGAGTTCTCCACTTTCTCTGTAACGGTTCAAAAGTCGTTTGACATACTTGAATCGTTTCAGGTCTTCAAAAAACTGTTCACTGTCGATACACTTGGGTGTGTAGTAATGCTTCGCAGCGAAGATCATTAAATTCTTTTGTGTGATTTCCATTATATACCTTAAGGGATAAAATACCTAGTTTACCCCTTTATATAGGATAATTACGAAAGTTTCTCCACCAACACACCTTTCGTATCCGAACGACTTACCATAACACCAGTCTGTTCTGCCAAGGCAATCAATTCTGCCTTGGTCATATCCTCTAAACTCTTATTACCTACAGGCGCTTCATGCAACATCTGAGGTGCTGAGTGTACCACTTGTTCGTTAACCATATCACGTGTCTCCTGTAGATCAACGTCTGAAATGCGTTGTGCCTTTAATAGCTCACCAGTTCTAGGATCGACCCACCCTTTACGAGTGGGTACTGCATCCGAACACCATGTGGGAGGTGTCAATGACATATTATTCTCCTGTGGGATTACCAGAGAGAAGTGCACGAATAACTTCGAATTCCTTCATCTCTTTCTTCACTTTACGTTCTTTAGGTTCTTCGATCTTCTCCATTTCGTCATGGTCTTTCTTGTCCACGGTGTGTTTCGCCATGAACTCCTTAGACTTAGGAGACTCTTTGTCGGTCAAACCTTCGGGAGGAGTTGCACCCTTCTTGGGGTTTGCAGCTTCTTCCATTGCAGAGATAAGTGCATCAACGTCTTCTTTAGTCGTTGTCTTCTCACCAATCTTAGAAATTTCAGCGGTCTTACCTTTGACGTTTGCAGAAGTCTTTTTCTTCTTGTCGTCTTTTTCGTCATCACCGCCATCGTCGGCAGGCTTGTCGCCACCGTCAATTGCATCGTCGGTTGCAGCACGCTTCTTGTGGAGGTATTCGTCAGAACCGTCTACGTCACCGTCATTGTCGATGTCCTTGTCCTTACGCTTTGCGAACGGCTTGTCGTTCTCTTTGTCGTTTACAGGATCAAGTTCTTTCTTTTCTTTTTTGGTGGCTTCTTCTACTTCATGGTAACCTTTACCATCGCAGTGATCGCACCCTTCGCCTTCACACTTAGGACATTCTTCTTTAGACTCCTTAGCGTGTTTCTTCTCGGAGACAACCTCAAGATATGCCTCCATCATTTTTTTGATGTCTTTTGTATTCATCTTAGGTCTCCGTTACATGAACCAGAAAAATTTAATTAAGGCACCGATTACACCAGTACCCACGATTACAGTAATTCTATTAATCAACAAAACCGTTCTGGCATTATCGTCCACAGTCCGCTGAAGAGTATCTAACTTCTCGGAGAATCGATTCATCCTCTCAAAATGATTATGATTCTCCTTCTCAATAGACAGAATCTTTTCTTCTGTCCGAGCAAGAGTGACCATAGCATCAGCGAGCTTGTCGATTTTCTCTTCGATCCGGTCTAACCGTTTTACCTGTGTATCTGCCATAATAGTCCCATTGGAATAAAGTACTTCTACTATTTATATCTCTTTTATTCTCAAAAGAAGATCACCATCACCTTTTATAATACGATGGTATGTCATCTTTGGAATTTTAAACCTGTCTCCAATCTTTAATTCGACAGGTAACTCGTTATCTAGTTGGAACTTCCAACCGATACCGTCTTCTACCAGAACATCACGATCATTCAGATCACGATGCCAGATTAACTCTTCCTCATGCGTTTCTTTTCGAAACAGACGGATAATAACATTATCCGTCATCATCCGGAAATCGTGATAAGGTTTACCAGAAGAACGATCCGCCACCACTCAGTCCTAATTGTTTTGCGTATCTAGGCAATCTACACGCCCAGTATGCAGCAGTTGTCTTATCGTTTTGTTGTGCACACTTATGTCTTGCCGCAAAACTCTTACGAGCTGCAGGGTCGTTCAACTTAACCTTTAGTCCTGTGGTATCTCCCCACGAGACTTTCTTGATGTTACCAGTCGAGGGGTCTTTGACGTACACGTAGTACTTCTTCGGGCCACCCGCTTTGGGTTTGTTCAGTTCCGGTTGTTTCTCTTCTTCGAAAATGCAATCCAAGGCAACATTTTGACCATCGACGTGAGCAAAGGTTCCCAGATCAGACTCCATGATATCTAACTCATGGGTGTCAATCTCCAGTTCACCGTTGTAATACTGCTCACGCACATCTTTCCAGTACTCATAGTACTTCTCACTACCAACACGGTAGGGATTGTTCTCTACGAGTCTGGATTCTGTTCCGCAGTCGCAATGTTCTTGAAATGATTTCATGTGATATAGGTATTGAGTTCGTAACGCTTGTTGTCCAGATTGGTCACCTGTACTGCTAGCATCTTACGATTCTCATCCTTTAACTTGAGAGTGAAACTGTTGGTCTTACCGTTGGACGGTTTGCGAGGGCCAGTTGCAACCTTACGATCAATATCGTCGGGGTCTACTTCGTAACCCTTCTTCTTCGCATACTCATATGCGGCAGCCATTGCACCTGAATAAGTCTTGTGGTAGAGAGGGTACGAGTCTTTCTTTTCTCTCAGTGCGAAGAAATCAACTCCTTCCTTCTGAGCGTGATACTCACGCATGATTCGACCATTCTTCCACATACCATGCTTCTGGAGGATTTGGATCACACCATCACGGGGGTCAGTGTCCATTGCACCAATAAACTTCTTCATCGCCATGAAAGTCTTGTCCTGCTTGTTTACGTCTGACTCTTTACCAAGTTGACGTACAAACTGACCGACTTTCATGAAGGATGACTTATCGATACCACCATGCTTCTTCGCATAGTCATCGAATGCTTTTGCGACCTTGAAGAAATCAATTGCTTCAGAAACAAGTTCTGTTGACTCGTTCTGTCTCTTGAGAACTGCCGCTACTTGACTATGTTTAGATAGACCCTTCTTGATCTTTTCGATAGCCTTGACCGCACCAGTGTAGTTACCATCCGCATATCGTTTATCAGATGCAACACCGATTGCCATCTTGATTTCTTTAGGAGTGAAACCCTCTGCAACTCTCTTCGCAGGTAGACCTTTGTGTTTGGTCTTTGCGAAGTCTTCTAGGTCTTTCGTAGACATAGAGTTTGCCATCTTCTTGACTTCGGGTGACGCATCGTCCATCTCACCACGCTTGTATGCGAGTGCCATACCCATCATCTTTTGTTGGGCTTGTGAGACTGACTTCTCACGTAATTCTTTTAACGTTTTCATTTATGCAAGATCCTTGTCGTGGTTCAGATTGCCTTTCTTCTTTTTAACGATGAACGCATTCACTCTTGCCATACCCCACTGTTGGGGAGTAGTGCCTGGTCTATGTCCGGTCTTCCATGCGGCAACCCCACGGTTGTATACCTTCTTCAAGGTATCAACGGAGATACCCGACTTCTTCGCTTTTGCAGCGAGTCCATCAGGCCCCTCTTCTAGGTTTCCCAGATTATCCCAGAGTGCATAACGCTTCATTTCGTTTCCCTATTCTTTTGTTTTGCACGTGCAAGTCTTGCACGGTCAAGAATCTTGTCATGTTTCTTTTTGTCTTGTTCTTTCTCACGAGCGATAGAATCCTGTGCAGACTTGACAGGATCAGTCTCTTCGGTCTGTTCGTTTCTCACGATCTGAGCAAGTGCCCTGTCATCAAACCCCTTGAGGTTAAATTTGCGAATAGCCTCAGCTGCATGATATTCTGCACTATGCTTTTTACCCTTATCCTTCTCCATCTCTTTACGGATGTATTTTGCAACCTGATCGTACTGTTTTTTCTTGGTGGTTCTGGATGCCCAACGTGAAATCATTTGAGCGGTGGTTTCCGGACTACCATCCGAACGAGCAAAGATACCTTCAAAGGTAATCTCCATTTCTTCCTTTACCTGTTTGGTTACGTTTTCATCAAACATGTCCTTGAACTGTTTGGTGTACTTGGAAGGTTTAGTCTTTGCAGTCTTATCGCCAGGCGCAGGTTTGTATGCAGAGTCATCATCGTCTGCCTTCTTACCGTGCTTCTTGAAGTGAGCGTCTCGTGAAACCTTGGTGGACTTCTTCAGTCCAGAGTGGTATCGTGCGGGTTGGGTTCCCTCTCTGTCTTTGATGTCGGGGTCTTGTCTTTCAACGAGTTCGATTGCATCGAGCCATTTGCGTAGTCGAGTGCCATCTGAGCGTTCGACGATAACGTAATTTGCCCCGAGCAACGAGACTGTACCCACTTCTTCAGTCTCTTTGATAACGACTGTATCACCGAGCCCATACAGTTCCCCTTGTACGTACTGTTCTCTTGTTTCAGAAACAGGCATAAGTTCGATGTGGTTCTTGAAAGAACGCTCTTCTTTGAGACCCATTCCCTTACGCACATCGTTAAAGAGTTTACGTGCATCCTTGTCAGACATTGTTTTGGGTACACCCTGAGCGAACGTAACGAAGTCATTGTTCTTCGCATTCTCACGTTGCTTCGATGCGGACATACCTTCAACACCCTCTGCATCGGGATCACGTTTACCAGCAGAGACTACATTAATGTTCTCAAAGTTGTAGAATCCGTGACGAGCCTTGACACCGTTGTACTTGTTCAACAACACGTCAAACTCACGAATGCGGTCTTCTCCAACCACCATCGTGATTCTCTTGTAACCCTGATCGTACAGACGGGAAGCGACATCGAAGACGTTCTTGATGTTCTTGTCGATCATCACATTACGTGCATGTTTTGGAAACATCTTACGAATGTGTTTTACTTTGTCTGAATACGAGAGAGGGTCTTTCTTCGGATTACTCTGTTGGGACACATACACCTTATAGTCTGCTTTTCCAGACTTGGTTGAAAGGGTGTCCATCACTTTACCGTGACCAATAGTAGGTGGGTTCATTCTACCAAAGGTAAAATAAACTTCTCTTTCTTCTTCGATCAGGTATTGTGAAAAATTCTTAATCATCATCGTTTCCGCCACGCTTACGGTCTTTTTCTTGCTGGCGAACTTTAGGAAGAAGTTTGCGAGCTAGTTTATCAATCTTAGGTTTCATCTTATCTAGACGTTTCTCAATATCCTGTCTACGTGCGAAGGAGAGTTCGTCCTTGGACATGCCTTTGGTGATTTTCTTAAAGAATGTCATACGTGCCTGTTTCTGTGCACGTTTCTTGAGTTTGTCCATGTCTGCAAACTTACGTGCGGCCCTCTTACGACCAATCGCAATCTTTGCTTTATTCTTTTTCATGGAACGAGCAAGTTTCCGACGAGCAGTAAAGTCTAACGCCTCGCCAGTGTTACCTGTGGGGATGTGTTCTTTTCTTTTCTTTGATTGATTTGCAAGTTGATCATCACCCGACTGAGTGTAATCTACGCTTACAAAATCTTTAAATCGTAACGGTTTAGACATTCTAGTTTCTCGTTGGTTTATCCCATCCCTTAAGTATATCTGGTGAAAAGTTGTTGTATGAGAATTCCATACGATCAACAAGTTTCACCGCATCACCACCAAGTTTATCGATTGCAACGTAACCTTCTTCTCCGGTTACTTTATACCCCTGTTTGGTCTTAACAAAAGTATCAATCTTCTTTAAACTATCAAGTTTATTTATAAGTTTTAACTTCGCAAGTACGATACTTTTTTGCAAATCAAACATATTAACCAGAGACTTACGGTTCTTGGGTGAGAAGAATTCTAGGATTTCGTCTCGTTTTGTATACTGTGTTGCCTTACCCTTTTCAGTAGAACGTTTGTCAGCCTCTTTCTGGAACTTATCGTTGATCCACTTGATCAACCCTCTTACGTGCAGATTAGTGTCGCCAATCACTTGATTTTGCCGCACAAAAGTGTTGTTGTACTGTTCGATCAGTTGTGCAATGTGTTGTTTTGATTCTAACTCACGAAGGGTCGATCCGGCAATCTTATTGAACAATTTGCCTGCAGTACTTAGGTATCCATTAACTTCTTCGGTGTCACTCGCAGACATGGTTGCCTTGGTAACGTCTCGTAACATCGCATCCTGAGACCAGACTGCAGTAGACTTCTTGAACTTGGACACGTTCACACCATAGGATGCCTTCATGGATTCGAAGTCATTACCCGTGTAGGTGGTGTGCCATACAATACCGATCTTCGCTTTCAGAATATCAGAAGCCATTTTAACGGGAACAGCATATACAATAGTATTAGGATGAAACGTAACATAGGACTCTCCGTCTATTTTCTTTCTCTGTAGATCGCCAGGCCCAAACAGGAAGTCTCCCTGAATGACACCCTTGATTCCCAATGCGGGTAAGTATTGCAATGCAGCCTTCATCTTGTCTGCGAGGTCACCTGACATGTCCGCATCGATCTCTGCATCTGTCTTGTAGACCTTGGGACTCTTCGCAAAGATACCTTTCTTGGCGACAAAGAACTTACCGTCTCGGGGGTCTTGACCACAGAAGATTGCAGGCGCACCGTCCCACTTAACAGAAACTTTCCCCTCGTGTTTACCTGACAACATGTCACGTAACTCACGCAAGGCAAAGATTGCTTCTCGTGTACCCTTGACACCCCCATAGAGAACCTTGTCCTCAATATGGGTCATGTGAGTATTTTTCTGTTCTGTGATAAACTCTAAAAAATTCATAATAGAATTAATCCTTAATTAGAATCATGTCGAACGCAGCAGAAGCACGAGAATTGTTAGTCTTCATAGTACACCTTACATCGATGTCAGTTTTCGCAGGAAGTGCCAAAGGTACTGCGAAATTATACTTGTATTGTGAACCATCTCCAACTTCGAATGAATGTGCTATTCGAAAGGATGATTGACCGAAATACCGAACAAAAAAGTTACCACTCGCATCACCACCTTTCTCGATAGACATGGTACCTGTAGACAAGTATGCTGTATATCCATAGGGTACTGTATAGACTGCCATAAGAGTTTGAGCTTTACCAACTGAAATTCTTGCAACAGTTGTACCGCCACGTTGAATGTCAATAGCACCGACATTAGTGATACCATCAGTATAGTATGCACGATGTACTCGTTTAAAGGTTTTGGTTCCGGTAGTTGTTAGTGTATTTGACACAACAAAAGATTCGGTCTGTGGTTCGTAATTTGCGTCTAAACCAAATACGGTTACGGTTCCGCCATTATCAGCAACATTTACTGGAGGAATGGTTAACACTCCGGCAGTATCAAATGCAGTCCAAGGATATGGGGTGTCATTGATATCCCATATCGTTCCGGTTTCTCCGGTTGACATTGCGGGAACCGCCCCAAATTTATGTTCTGCGCTTGCATTGAGAACAATACCACGTGCAATATTGAGTGAGAGGTCTCCCTCCATATAATGAGATATAGCCATGTTACATTACCTTTAAGTGAACCGCAGAGAGCGGTGATTCTGACTTTGCGACACGATACAGATAACTCATGAAGTCCTGTTCACGTCCCCTGATCATCACAAAAATAGATGTGACATAATATTTCGATACCAACCACTCTACATTCTTACTCGCCAGTTCTTCACCGAACTTCTGGCGGTCTACCGGATTTTGTACCGCAGAGGTATAGAATCCATAGAACTTGTCAAGGAATCCCTCACGGTCTTTCTTGATATAGGCTTCTAGTTGTTTACGGTTCTCGGTCTTATCACGAGTTGTCGCATAGAGTGCAGCGTCGATACCACCATGCGAGACCTTACCGTGTTTTGCGTTCTTACCAATTACCTCAGTCTGGAATGTGGGATAGGTACGGAATTGCATTTCAACACCACCCGCACCAAAGAGATAACCGTCCTTCGATTTAAAGAAGTCACGTTTACCGTAGGTTACTCTTGTGAACTTGGGAGCTTTGAAAGGAGCCTTGTAGTTGACCTGAACCAGTCTTGGTTTCTTGCCAGTTTGTTTTAGAGAGACACCGATAATGTCCCTCTCTGCATAGGCTTTCATCAATTCGTTATTGAGGTACTGGATGGACTCCGCACCCTGAATATCATATCTACCTTCCGCCCCTTCTGCAACCATCCAGATGTCTGCAGGAGTCCACTTGTTGACGTTTGCGAAAGGACGACCATCATTCTTATTGACCTCTTTGAACTTGGACTCAAGTGCATCGACCCAACTCGACCCACGATGGAAACTGTATTTCTTTCTCTTCAGTACCTTGTGGATAAGACGTGCAGCGTCAATAGATGTGGAAATCCAAGTCTCATCCCCAAGTAGAACCTCATCCATAGAGGCATCAACGTGAGTCTTTTTGTATGCGTTGCGAATATCATCGGGAGTGAATTTGGTTTGGGGGTCATCCCAGATACACTGTAGGTAGACACACTGAGCGGATTCGGTTGCACGGGTATTGTCTGATCCGCCACCCGAACCACGTCCACCACCAAACTCTGCAGACTTGGCCAGTTTACCGAAGGCGATCTTCTCACCCGCATTTGTTTCCAAACCAATAGAGTTCGCAGTCTTGGCGTCTTTGGCCTTGAGTGACTTCTCAATCTCTGCGTTGTACTTCAGGACAACCTGACTACCGTCTGTCAGATCAAACGGTTCATTGCCCTTGTACTTACGCAGGAACAAGTCCAAACGAAACGCCCTGTCATCACGAGTGATCTCACCGAAAGTGAGAGATGACTCTGACAGGAAGGTTGAAAACTTTAACATTCGATTACCCATTAGTGTTGAAAATTAAATTATAACACTATTTATAAGAATTGGATAGTCGAATTTTCCTCATTATACTGTGCAATTGTATCACGCAAAGGACGCACCCAATTGTCACGGTGTTCGATAAACACTTGGGGTTCTGCATTATCCACAGAGATGATAGTCACCAACTGTGTGATAGGCATACCTGTACGTTCTTCCCACATGATTGCGTAGGCAGACTCTTGCATGAAGTAGTTCTTAATCCAATCAAGTCGTTTGGGTTTCATAGAGGTCTTGTAGTCGATGATGGATAGTTTACCATCAAAGATACCAACACAGTCAACACGACCTGCCACCCCAAGATGGGTGGAGTAGAGAGGCGCTTCTTGTGCATAGACCTTAGTCA